CTATGGCACCCGCCGCTTCACCACCTGCACCGACAACGCTGCCGCCGCGAGGTCGACAGTCGATGCGCTGACGTTCCGGGCCGTGACGCGGACGCTGTTGTTCGACCAGACATGGCAGTCCAGCACGAACGCGATGCTGCTGGTGTCGAGCGAGGCGTCGGCATAGTCGCCACGCCGCGCGCCGGGCACGGTCACGTCGATGTTTGCCGTTGAGCCCGCCGTGAGGCTCGGCAGGTCCCAGGTGGTCTCCAGTGCCAGGCTGCGCGTCCCGATCGGGACCGAGGGGCAGGCATAAAGCACCGCGGGCGCCGTCTCCGGCAGCCCGAACAGCCGCAACGACTCGAGCTCGATCTGCCCGTCGAAGCCCACAATCCCGACTTGCGCGAAGGCCACACCCGCGCCGACCCGAATCGTCTGGCGCCGGTTCAGCGAGGCGTCGGCCATCACCGCGCCGGCGTTCCAGCCCTTTGCCGGGCTGTTCCACTGCATGGTCGTGCCGGAGGCCAGCACGTCGCCGGCAATGTTCTCCCGCACATTGGCCGCTCCATCGAACACGCGCACGAACAGCCGCCCGCCATCAACCCCGCCGACCAGCCAATGCGCCAGCGCGAACTCCTTGGCCGAGGAGGTATCCACCACGAAGGCCATGCCCCGGTTGGCATCCAGCAGCAGCCCGCGCGACATTGCCGCAATGCCATCCAGCCCGTTGAAGCACAGCCCTGCCAGCGTGGTCGCCGCCGTGGTCGAGGTGGCGACCACCGCCAACCCCTCGACGCCGATCTCGGTCGCGCTGTGCCGGAAGGCCTTGGCCCGGGCATTCGGCACCGACCCCAGCAGCCGCAGATGGCGCGAGGCCGGTGCCCGGTGGCGATTGAGCACGGTGTTGCCGCAGCGCGTGGCGGTGGCGGCGTAGTCGATGCCGACCTGGTAGGTGTTGCTCCACGCCACCTCGTACTCGCAGTCCTGCGCCGCCGCGGTGTGCCGCGCGACGATCGGCGAGCAGGCCTCCATGCGCAGCGCTCGGCCGATGATGGCGGAGCCGCTGGTCTCATTGAGGAAGGGGATCGCCACATTGGGATCGAGCTGGCGCAGCTCGAAGTTCGGCGCGTCGAAGACGTGCCGGTTGTGGTTGGAATAGGCGCCGTCGGCCCTGGACAGCCGGATCCCGAAGCGGTCCAGGCTGGGGTTGATCCCGGTCGCGATGGCGAAGTGGCCGCCATAGTAGCGGATGGAGGTGTTCCAGGCGGTGGCAGTGGCGCAGTGGATGTCGAGGCCGATGCGGTTGTTGAGGATGCGGCCGAGATGGAAGGTGCTGTCCTCGACGCCGCGACCGTCGCCCAGCGTGCGCATGCCGATCGTGAAGCCCGAGACCAGGCGCAGCTCGACCACCGAGGCGTCGATGTTGCGCACCAGGATGCCGATGTCGGCCTCGTCGAGCCAGTCGGACTGGATCTGCCGGGTGACCTGCAGCCCGGCATAGTGCTTCTCTCCGTTGCGGACCGTGCCGCCATCGCCGAGCGTCAGGACGGTCGCCGAGGCGGTGCCGGTGTAGCGGATGATGCCGTGCATGATCAGCCCGCGGGCGCCGCCGCCGAGGGTGACGCCGGCGGAGACGTTCCAGGTGCCCGGCGGGACGACGGCGAATTTCTGGTCGGCCGCGGCACGGTCGAAGGCAGCCTGGATCGCGGCGCGGTCGTCGGCGACGCCGTCGCCCAGGCCGCCGAAGTCGGAGGGCAGCACCGTCTCGCGGTCGCGCAGGTACTTGGCCAGGTCGGTCTTGCTGACCGCGGTGTCGAGCACCAGCAGGTCGTCGATGCGGGCGGGCATGGTGGATTTCCCTACAGCGCGATCGCTGTCACTGGCCCGGCCAGGGCCGAGACGTTGCCCTCGGCCGAGACGGCGCGCAGCCAGTACCAACGGGTGTCACCGGCACTCAGGCCGGTGCGATCCCAGAAGAGGCTGGTCGGCTCGGCCGCGAGCTTCACGGCTGCAGCGAGGCTGTTTGTCGCCGCCTCGAACACCTGCAGCCGCACGACGTCGGGGGGAAAGCCGCCGGAGAGGCGGATGCCGCCGGCGATCCCCGTCGCCGTGGGCGCCGCCACCGCGGCCGGGGCCAGCGCCTGGCGCCAGCCCGACACCGCCCCGCTGCGCGCCACCGCGCGCACCCGGAAGCCGGTCGGCTCGGCGGTGGGAATGGCGGCCGCGGTGGCGCCGAGGGACCCGCCGTAGCCCTGCCAGGAGGCGACGGAGGCCGGCAGGAACTCGACCTGGTAGCCGGCGAGGTGGGAGGAGCCGACCGCGGCCCAGGAGACGGCGAGGACAGCAAAGGCGGTGGTCTGCGGCGTCTCCACCGTGATGCTGGCGGGGGCGGCGATGACGCCCGGGTTGGGCAGCACCACGGCGGGGTTCGACCCGGTGGCGCGTTCATCGACCGCCGGGTTCCAGTCCCACACCGCGGCGTCCTCCTCCTCCAGGGTGAGGTCGACGCCGCCCTCGGTGGCGAGCGACCAGGCGGTGACCCGCGCCGGGAAGGGCGTGAGGCGGTCGAGGGCGACCGTCGCCGCCTCCCAGGGCCGCAGCCGCAGGGCCGAGAGGTTGGCGGGAAAGGCCACGGTGCGCTGGCGGCGGTTGCGCTCGAGCTCGACCTTCATCAGCCGCTGCACCGTGCTGACGGAGGTGGTCAGCGGGAACTCGAGGTCGCGGTAGATCATCTCGCCGCCATCCTGGGCGACGTAGTTACTGGCCAGCAGCGGCGGCGCGTCGGTCGGCTGCCAGTTGGCGGCCGGCTCGACATAGACGGCCCGCACCCCGTTGAAGAGATCGCGCCGCGGCCGCGCCCCCTGGATGGTGACGTCGCCGCGGAGATCGTCCGAGCTCAGGGTGGCTGCCGGCAGCGCCGGCGCGCCGGCATGGATGAAAAACCGTCCCCCGCTCACCACCAGCGCACCCGCCATGGCGGCGGCGAGCTTGCGGGTGATGGCGATCTTGCCCTCGGCCAGCGACAGGACGCCGTTGGCGGTGTAGCGGCGCTCGTAGACCCCGGCCCGGGTGCCGACCAGCTCGTCGCAGATGTTGGCCGCCGCCATCAGGGCCGGGATGTCGATGTCGGCCCAGGCGGCGCGCCAGCCGAAGGGGGCGGTGAGGTACCAGGCGAGCAGCAGGGCGGGATTGTCCGACCAGCCGACCACGCCACTGCGCGGGTCGAGGATGGTGTCGGCACCCTCGACGATGGCGGCGATGTTGGGTGGGCCGGCGGGGAAGGCCTCGGCGGTGAGCTTGAGCCGGACGGCGACATAGGCGCGGCCACGGCCGCGGTGCTCGCTGGTCCACTGGCCGCCGGTCTCGGCAATCAGGTTGGCGTCGGCAACCTGATCCTGTTCCCCGAGATGGCGGTCGATGCGGACCAGCCCGGCGAGCGAGCCATCGCTCTCGACCTTGTCGCCTAGGTAGACCTCGCCGATGGCGCGGACGCGGTGCGCGGCCAGCACGACGACGGAATAGAAGAACCCGTCGGCGCGGCCCTCATCGTCGGTGGCGGAGTGCAGGAAGACGATCGGGCCGGAGACCTTGCAGCGGCCGACGACGATCTGGTGCTCGGTGACCGGCTGGCGGAACGCCTGGGTGCGGCCGGCGCCGGGTTGGCCGGCGTCGAAGCCGGCGATCGCCGCCGCCTGCGGGCTGAGGCTGGCCTGCTTTTTCTGCTTTTGCGGAAAGACCGACTGGCCAATGGCGGAGACGATGAAGGCGGCCCCGGCGCCGACCACGGCGCCGATGATGCCGCCGCCGACCGCTGCCGAGGCGATGCCGGCCGCGGCGACGGCGAGCAGGGGGACAGCAGCGGGCATCGGGCGCGGTCCTCCGAGGCGTCAGTCGATGCGCCAGGCGGTGATGCAGGTGGTGATCGGGGCACGGACCAGGCCGCGGGGGCCGACGAAGGCGGCGCGGCCGCCATCGACCACCACGCCAAGGCGCGGCGGATCGCCGGCGAGGACGACATCGCCCGCCCGGGCAAAGGCCGGCGGGATGCGCGGGAAACCCGCGCTGTCCGCTGTGGCCTCCAGCGAAGGGAGGCTGCGCCACCCCGCCCGGCGGCCGGTGGTGGCCAGCACCGCGGCGAGAGCGAAGCGTCCGCAGTTCCATCGATGCGCATCAAAGGGGCGCGTCTCCGCCGCGGCGAGCAGGGCTGCCAGCCGGCCATGCCAATCCGGGCGCCGGGCCATCAGCTGGCCGGCAGCCGGATCTCCGCCTCCTGCAGGGCGGGGACGAACTCGAAGAAGCGGTCGCCCGGATACTCGGCCTGCTGGTCGGCATTGGTGTAGCGCCGCACCTCGGCGCGTTCGAGGTCGACGAGGCGGCTCTCGCAGGTGAGCGAGATCCGCGGCTCCGCCCCGTCCACCACCTGCATGGTATCCATCAGCCCGGCCCAGAGGGGAAACGGGTCGGCGACGAAGGCGCCCTCGGCATCGAGCAGCGCGCCCCACAGCCGCGCCGGGCGCAGGCGGAAGGACTGCTCGGCGAGCGCGATGTCGACCACCTCCTGCGGCACGGGCGACAGCGTCAGCGTGATGCGCACCGCCCTGAGTTCCGCGGTCTCCTCGATGTCGGAGACCGCACCGATGGTGCCCATGCCCTCATAGACTGTCCCAGCCCAGCTGAGCGGTCCGAGCCCGGTCCAGGCGCGGATCGGGCCGGAGGCGAAGTCGAGCTCGACCAGCACCACCGGCGTGGCGACCGGGGCGGTGGCGGCGGCCGCGGCCTGGGGCGACAGGCGCGGCGTGGCGGTGATGCCTTCGCTCACGGCAAGGCCTCCTCGAGGCGGATGGTGATCGCAGTGAAGCGCCCTGGCCGGGTGGGGTTGGCCCCCTCGTCATCCGAGGCGAGGTGCATGGCGACGGTTGGCGTCGTCAGCACCAGCGGCTCGGCGAGCGGGGCCGCGGCGCGCAGCGGCGGGGCGATCGGAATGGTCGCCGTGCCGGTGCCGCTGGCCACCACTCCCTCCGTCGCCATGTAGAGCCGGCCGGCGAGGCCGATATGGTCCCCCGCTCCGACCGCCACGGCGTTCGGCCACCAGCCCTGGGTTTGCAGCGAGAGGGCACCGCGCGCGGCACCGGCCGCCAGCGACGGCGTGCCGCTGCCGACGACCATCCCCGTCCCATCGGTGAAGATCGTCGCGTCCGTGAAGGAATACGGCCCCGAGGGCACCTCGCCCTGGCTCCGCGGATCGCCGGTGCGGTATTCGCGCCGCCAGTCCCAGATGCGGACCGTGTTGGCCGATCCTGCCAGCGCCGCGAGCAGCCCCTCCAGCACGCCGGCCTGGATGCGGTTCAGCGGATCGAAAGTCGCCTCGGCAATCCAGCGCGCCCCGTCGCGGCGCAGCACCTGGGTGGCGCGGCTGACCGGCGAGACGAAGCGCAACGTGTTGTGCTGCAGGTAGAAGCTCAGCCGCGACGGCCGCAGCGCGGCGGGCCAAGCGTATTCGGTCATGCCGACCTCTCCCCGCTACCCGCGCACCGTGTCGTAGGCCGCGCCGCCGCGACGGATGGCATCCAGCGTCATCGCCGAGGCCTGGCGGGCGATCTGGCCGGCCAGCAGCCGCAGCCGGGCCTCGACGCCCGCATCGGCACCGCGCGCGTCGATCGCGATGCTGGTGTGGATGGTCGGGCCGCCGCCACCCGGGGCGACGCCATTCGGCAGCACCGTCCCGGCCTGGCGCGGGACAAACCATTCCGGCCCGCGCTCGCCGACGACATAGGGCTGGCCCGCGGTGACCGGTCCGCCCTCAGCGCGGAACAGGCCACCCAGCCAGGAGCCAACATCAGTGAACAGGCTGTCGAAGGAGATCCCCGAAAGCCCCGCCGAGACGGCATTGCCGAGCGGCTCGGTGATGACCTTGCGGGCGAGGATGCGGGTGATGTCCTGCAGCAGGCCCTCCAGCACCGAGGAGAACTTCTCGCCCTTCACGATCGCGTCCTCGAAGGCGCTGGAGAAGGTCAGGCCCAGCTCGCGGACGGTGTCGGAGGTGCGCTCTGCGCCGCGCTGCACACGCTCCTCCGCCCGTTCCAGCTCCTCCATCGCCGCGACCGCCTCGCGCTGGATGGTCTCGTCGGGGACCGCCCGGCCGGCCCGTTCCGCGCGCTCCACTAGACTGGAGAGATTGGCAAGGCGGCGCTGGTAGCGTTCATAGGCGGTCTCGTTCTGCTGGATCAGCCGCTCGCGCTCGCGCAGTAGCTCGTTGAGCTCACGCTCCGCCTCGCGCGCCTCCCGCGCGCCCTCGGTGCTGGCGCGGCGGACGGCGGCGACGCGCGGCTCCAGCCGGCGCAGCGCCTCGTCGCGCTCCTGCAGGGCGAGGGTCTCGAGGCGGGTGCGCTCGGCGGCGGTGACACCGCCGGCAGCTTCCGCCTCACGCAGGCGCCGGACGCGCTCCTCGTACTCCCGGTTGATCCGGAAGCGGTCGTCGAGGTCGCGGGTGAGTTCCTGGACGTCCTGGGTGGCGCGGCGGCGGCGGGCCTCGGCCGCGGCAGTGGCGGCGCTCTCCTGCTCGCTGCGCTGGCGCGCGCCGGCGGCCTGCTCGCCGCGGGTGATCTCGGCCTGGAGGTCCGTGTACTGCCGGCGCAGTTCCTCCAGCCGGGCCGCGCGATCGACGCCGGCCTGCTGCTCGGCGGCGCCGACCAGGCCAGGACGGATGCTGCCCCGGCGGACCGGGGCGGTGAGGCTGGCGCGGCCGTCGCTCTGGCTTTCCAGCCGGGCGATCTGCGCCGCGAGCGCCTCGGCCTGGCGGCGCATGCCGGCGAAGCGTTCCTCCTCGCTGAGCATGCCGGCGCCCTGGCGGACGCCGTCCACCGCGCGGGCGGCGGCCGAGAGCGCCCTGGCCAGGGCATTGGACAGGCCGATGGCGCGGTCGAGCTGGCCCAAAAAATTCTCGGTCGCCGCCGTCAGCTGCCCGAAGGCGCGGCCGAGCGAGAGTGGGGCGCGGTCCAGTTCCGCGCCGAGCCGCTCGGTGGCACGCAGCAGCGCGGGGAAGACCCGCTCGGCGGTAAGCTTGCCCTCGGAGCCGAGCTTGCGCAGTTCGCCGATCGAGACGCCGAGTTCCTTGGCCAGCCCCTCGGCCAGCAGCGGCATCGCCTCGAGGATGGAGCGCAGCTCGTCGCCCTGCAGCACGCCGGACGCCAGCGCCTGGGCCAGCTGCAGCGTGGCGGAGGAGATTTCCTGGGTCGAGGCGCCGGAGACGATGGCGACACGCTGCAGGCCGCCGACCAGGCGGACCACCTGGTCGGAGGTGGCGCCGATTTCGCGCGCGGCGATCGAGAAGCGCTGGAAGGCGTCGACGCTCTCGGAGACGGCGACACCCGTGGAGAGCGCATTGCGATACAGCGCCTCGTAGACCTGGCCGGCGCGCTCGACCGAGCCGGTGGCGTTCTGCAGGCGGGAGAGGCTCTGGGTGAGCGCGTCGCCGGCCTGGACCAGGGCGCGGGCAGCGACCGCCACGCCGGCGATCTGAATGCCGCGGGTGACGACGTCCAGCAGTTCGAGGGAGCGGGAGGCGCGCTCGGCGCCGCCCTTGATCTGGTCGAGGGAGCGCTGGCCGGTCTCGCCGACCTCGCGCAGCCCGGCCTTGACCCGGGCGGCGTCGTCCAGCGAGAGCCGGACGGAGACGCGGCGGGTGGCGTCGGCCATGCACTACGCTCCCTCTCCGGTCGGTGTCGCCACCGCGGCGCGGCCTTCAGCGATGCCCTGGCGCAGGGCGAGCAGCAGGTCGGCACTGGCCCAGCCGGTGGCGCCGAGTTCACGGGCCGCAGTCAGCGCACCGCCGATGTCGAGATCGAGACCGGCCATGCTGGCGGTGATGCAGGCGGTGCCGGACGACCAGCAGGCAGCCCCCTCGACGCTGGTGGGGGCGTGTTGGGCGTAGGGGCAGGCCAGGCCGCAATCGCGATCGAGGGCGGCGCAGCCGCGGCAGTATTCGGGTCCGCGGCCGAAGTGCCAGGCGGCGCGAGCCCTCAGCCGTTTCCCTCGGCGGTCACCGCGGCGACCGGGCGCGTGGCCTGGTCCCAGAAGGCGGCGGCGATGTCGTCGAGATCCATCAGGCGCTCAACGGCCTCGCCCGACAGCGCGAGTGGGTCGCCGGCGGCATCGCCGATGCCATCCCACGCCGTCACCGCGTGCCGGGCGAGCGCCTTGACCAGAAAGGCGAAGGCGAGGCCGCGGGCGATGTCGGGATCGAGAGCCGCGTCAGCGGCGCGCACGGCACCGAGACGACGCGACGCGGCAGCCTGCGCAGCCGCCATCAGCGCCGTGGTGACGGGCTGGATCTCCACGCGCACGCCGCGCGGCAGGTCGAGCCAGTACGGCTCGACCGGGAGGTCGAGGGTGAGCATGAGCTTCTCCGTTGTCGGGATTGTGGGGTGTGGGTGTCAGCAGTTGGCGATCAAAGCCGCGACCAACGCCCGTATCGTGATGTGGCTCCAACGGCGTGAGTGACACGCGGGGACGGCAAGCGTCGCGAGCCAGAGAGCAGGAAATGCGCCCAGCACGGATGCTCGAGGCCTCAGATGAAAGGCATCAGGATGTGGGCCGCGCTGCGCGCCTGAACTGTCGCAGCCAAGCGCTCGATGTCAGTGTTGCAGCATGATGGATATGCTGTTTGCCGTTGCCCTCGTCGTTGTCGCCACCCTCTATTCTGCTGTCGGGCAAGCGGGCGGCACGGGTTACGTAGCGCTGATGGGCTTGGCGGGCTTCGATTCAGACGTCGTCAAGCCGACGGCGCTTGCCCTGAATGTGCTGGTGTCCGGCATTGGTTGCATTCGGTTTTATCGCGCCGGTCTCATCACTTGGCGAACCAGCTATCCGTTCGCCATTCTCGGCCTGCCCTTCTCGCTATTGGGAGGCGCGCTTCATCTTCCACCGGCTGCTTACCAACCGGTCGTCGGCGCTCTGCTGCTGGTTGCCGGAATGCAAATGCTGCGCTCCGCGAAGATGACCACGAATCTCGACCGCGTTGCGCCCGACGTTCCACCCTTTCTGGCGTCGCTTTTCGTCGGGGGGATCATCGGGCTCGTCTCCGGTGTTACCGGCGTCGGCGGTGGCATCTTCCTTGCGCCGCTTGTGCTGTCACTCGGTTGGGCGACGACGAGACAGACAGCCGCCATCTCCGTCGTGTTCAACCTGCTGAATTCGACGTCTGCCCTTGTTGGGGCATGGGCAACCCTGCCGCTACTACCTCCGCAGTTGCCCATCTGGCTGATCTGCGTGGGATTCGGGGGGCTTCTTGGCTCATGGCTGGGCGCGCGGCACCTCAACCCGCCCACCTTGCGGCTGGTATTGGCTGCCCTGCTGCTTACGGCTGCCGCCCGAATGATTGCCGCTTCTCTCTAGGTAGGTTCACGCAAGTCAGCGGGGAGCGATGACATGCGGATCACGCATACTCCGTCCCCGCCTGCTGGTTCTTCAGCACTGCGGTCATCATGCGCGTCGCCGTCGCGTTGAACGCGGCGCGGAAGTCGAAGCTGGCCTCGACGCCGGCCGGCCCCTCGATCGGGGTCTTGGCGAGCGCCAGGTAGACCTCGTGCAGCATGAAGGTCAGGCTGCGGTTGGCGTCGATCGCGTAGCTGAAGGCGAATTCCGCCGGCACGTTGTTCTGCGCCTGGGTCAGCAGCGTGGTGTCCGCGAAGCGCGCGGTGATCTGGCCGGTGGCGCGCGCGATGCCGGGATCCACGCCCTCCACCTTCCGGTCGGCGCGGATGGTGCGCACCATCTCCATGCCGTTGGCGTAGGTCAGCCGCGCGCCGGTCACCTGGGCGAGGGCGGAGCCGTTCCGGCTGATCGCTCCCTGCGCCTTGTTGAAGGCCGTGTAGGCGGCGCTGGTCGGCGTGCCGCCTGAACTCGAGGCACCGCGCGTCGAGCCCTGCCCCATCAGCCCGAAGGTCGCCGTCGCCGGCCCTGTCGGCGAGAAATCAATCTCCAGCGTGTCGGCGCGCACGCCGGTGCAGAGATCGTAGTTCGGCACGTCCGGATAGCCGATCTCGATGCTGTTCGAGGGCAGCGCGGCGGCGCCCGAGCCGAAGCTGTGGATGAAGTTCGGGCTGGTGCCGGTGCTGGTCGGCGGGCCGAGCAGCAGTCGCAGCCAGTGGCCGATATTGATCAGATCGACCGGGACCACGGCTTGGCCGGCGACCGTCACCGTATCGAGGAAGGGTGCTGCGGGATCCCGGTTGCTGCCGACACCGATAACGTCGGCATCGAGCAGCGGCTGCTCGGCGCCGAGATCGCAGGAGAGGAACGGCATGCGCAGCCAGTCGCCCGCGGGCGCGGTGCCGTAGGTTGCCTCGGGGATCATGAGCAGGCGGCAATTGGCGCCGATGGCACGGGGCATGGGCTTTCTCCTGGACGGGGATCAGGCCAGCGGCGAGCCGGCGACGGTGAACCAGAGGGTGACGGGGATCGCGGCGGCGCGGGCTGCGGCAGCGCCCTCGAACTCGACATCCTCGAAGGACGCGCTGCCGGGCTGTGCCCATTCCACGGCACCGCCGAGGGTGCGGTTGGCGGTGATCGCGGCGGCGACATCCACCAGGAGCGCATCGAGCAGGGCGCTGCGCACGGCGGGCGTGGCGCCGGCTACGGTGAGCTCGATTTCGGCGCGGTGCTCGATCTGCCAGGCCAGCGGCGAGAGGATGGGCGTCTCCTCCACCGCCTCGCCGTCGCGCACCACGACGAGTCCGCCGGCGGGAATGCGTTGTGGGATGGTCTCGCCGCGGAGCACGACCGGCACGGGGTTCCGAACCGCGAGCGAGGTGACCAGCCGGCTGTGCAGCGCCGCGATGGCGGTCTCGCGCGAACTCACGCGGTCCTCCTGCTCTCGCGTTCCCAGGCTGCCACGAACCGTGCCGGAAGCCGTCGCAGTCCGCGCTCCGCGGCACCGCGCACATCGAGTCGCTTGGCGAGCTTCACTTGGGGCAGGAGGAGGAACATCGGCACCATCCCCTGCTCCAGCAGGCCGCGAGCCCAGGCCTCACGCCCCTTGCGGTTGGCGGTGCCGACCTCGGTGACGCCGCCCGCGACAAGCCGGGTACGTCGCCGCCGCCCGGTCTGCTCGCCCTGGCGCAGCGGCAGGCACCACACGAAGCCGCGCCCTGACTTGAAGGGCCGGAGGAAAGCCTGGCCGGAAGCGACCATCTGCGCCGGCGTCACGCGCATGCCCTTCTCGCCGCGGCCCCTGCGTCCCCTGGCGGCGTTGAAGCCGGTCGGGATGGCCAGGAACTTTCCGCCGCCCTTCGCCCGGATCAGCGCACCCCGCTCGAAGGCATCGATGACGTTCGGCACCTTGGTGAAGACCAGCCCCGCCGGTCGCAGCGACTGCCCCGTCCGCGGGAAGATCATCGACCGCCAGGCATTGGCGATACCGCGCGCGTTGCCCGCGAAGGCCGTGGTGACCTGCCGGCGCAGCTCGGCCTTCACCTGCTCGGTCTCGGCGCGGATGGCGGTCATGGCCGCGCGCTCACCCGCCTTCACCTCATCGGTCAGCACCTTGCGGAGGTCGCCGACGATGGCGGCACCGAGCCGCATGGATCAGCGCCCACCGAACTTGCGGCTGAGGATCCGGAGCAGCAGGTCATGCAGCGCGGCATAGCCGAGTGTCCCCGCCAGCCACGCCACCGCGAAGAGCCACCAGCCGTCGAGCTCGAAGGCATGGGCAATCAGCCAGGCGCCGGTGCCGAGGCTGCCGCCCGCCAGCGCGTGCAGCAGATAGGCGCGGGTCAGCAGCGGCCGGTCGGTGGACGAGAAGCGGGCCATGGCCCCGAGCGCACCCAGGGCGCCGGCGAGCAGCGCCTCGCCGACAATGCCGCCGATGCGTTCGGGGTCGATCATGGCGGTGCTCCTATCGGCGGCAGAAGACGCGCCAGGCGATGCCGGCCGCGTCCCGCTCGGCGTGCTGGACGGTCAGGAGGTCGGCGCCGAGGGTGAAGGTGTCGTCGGCGTCCACGGCTGGCAGCACGGCAATGGCCACCGTCAGGATGTCCGATGCCTGGATCACGCTGGTGCCGAAAGCGTCGCCAAGCCGGTCCGGCGCCGAGCGGACCACGCGGAGCAGGACCGGCGCCCCGGTCCCGCCCGCGCGAAAGCTCGCATCCGCGCCGATGTTAGGGTCGGCGGCCAGCGCGTCCATGGCCGCAGCGAAGGCGCTCATGCTGGTCGCCGCAGCCGCCAGGCGAGGACGCCCACCACCGCCGCCACGATGACCGCGATGGCAACAGCCGGCGCCAGCGTGCCCAGCGCCTGGATGGCTGGTGCCGCCTGCGCCACCGCGGTGGCGATGCCCGCCGCGCCCACCAGGACCGCGCCACGGCCGGTTCCCGTGGCCGCCGCCACCTCGCGGAGCGTTGCCGGCGCGGCTGGCGGAACCCCTGCGAGCGTCAGCGCCCGATCGATGACGCCGGCCGGATAGGCCAGCCCCGCGCATTCATGATGGATGATGGCCTCGACCAGCGGGCGCAGGTGATCGTGCCGATGCAGGTCGATCGCATCGTCCGGCCCGACGCCAATGCGCTGCGCCACCACGGCGATGTACGCGGCGGTGTCGTTCTCCACCTTGGGCGCCCAGCGCTCGATGATCGCGCGCGGCGTTCGCAGCTTGTGCCGGTCCTGGTAGGTGACCAGCAGCGCAGCCAGCGCACGGATGCCGAACTCATGGCTGGTAAAGCGGCAGAAGCGCCCGTCTGAGGGTGGGTCGGCGAGGCCCTGCCATTTGTTGGCGGCGACATGCTCGATGTTGCCCGGGTTGCGGTTGCGATAGCCCCGCGTGGCCTTGGGATCGATGCTCATGCGCCGGACGCCGGAACACGGAGGAGGACAGCGCGAACGGTGGTGTCCGCGGCGAGCGCCGCCACCGTGGCGAGGCCCACCTGGAAGTT